ATGCGCCGGCAGCACCTCCATTAGTTACTGTGCCTATAGTCAAAGTATTGGCAGGCCCGGTAGCTCCCTGCGGCCCGGTAGCTCCCTGCGGCCCGGTAGCTCCCTGCGGCCCTTGTGGACCAGTTAAGCCCTGTATTCCCTGCGCCCCGGTAGCTCCTTGCGGCCCGGTAGCTCCTTGTGGGCCTTGTGGGCCTTGCACACCCTGAGCAACCTTAATTTTATATTTTCTATGCCCTGGCTGAGAAAAGCAGGTTAATGGCAATACAATCGCTAATAGTAATAATATTCTATACATAATCAATTTAATAAACTAATTAATATGATTGAACCAGACAACAACGTAGCCGCTGATCCACTTACTTCACTTCCAAAGTGTAAAGAAATAACATCATTCGCCGACGCTTTTAAAATAAATTCTGAACCCAAGGATGTAGGTGAATTTGCAGCCGATACTCCTGTGGTTGAAAATAAAATTTCAGAAGAACTAATTAAATCTATGGGAGCTTTCAGTTCGTTCGATGCAGCTACGCTAGAAATTGATCCTGAAAAATTACCTACGCATGCATGATTATTATTGCTTTTCCATGCTATACGACAACCTGTAGTATTAACTGTTGTCTGATATTTTGCTATAAATTTTATTAGATATTTTTTCCCGGAATTAACCGAGAAATTTAATCCCGAAAATGGAATGTTCAAGCTAGTTGATGTTGTAAAATTTGAACTCAACTCTACAAATTGAGTACCTCCACTTCCCGCCAATGGTATTTGAATATTTTTTATTGTTGGAGGGGCTGTTTGTGGGTTTAAGCCTATATAGTATGTTTTGTATATTGATGTTTGAGAAGAATCTAAGGATATAGCTTGAAGTTCATTTGTTGAACTGGTATCTATTACAAATTCTACTGTGTCCATTGCCTTACTAAGATAGAACCCTAATGTATCATTTTCGACAACTAACGGATTTAAAAACTGAGTATCCACATCCATTATTTTCCATTTTGGCTCGCCTAGTGCCGAAGCTCCTATAATATAAGTGCTATCAGGTGCCCATTCTAATTGCCAAAGGCCTATTTGACCGTTAATTTGTAGCGGTAAAATAAATAGCAATATTTTTATTATCTTATGCATTTAATAAATTTTTATAAAATACAGTCCATTGATATCTTTCAGTCAGATGCGATTTACCTCCATTTATTTTTTTTGTAAGCAATGTAGAGATGTCTAAATTTACGCCTTTAGACGCAATACTCCATAGATCATTAATAGAGAAATACCATTTTCCAGATAAAAAATAGTATTTCTCTATAACATCATCAGGATTTGTCAAAATTAATTCATCTCCAATTGCTTTCGATAAATTTAGGTAATTGGTTTTACCTGTGATTTGAATGGCAAAACCGCCGCGATATTTCCACCCATCTCCATCTTGTAAATTTCCTAATTTATAACCTTTACTCCTATTTTTATCTGCATATACTATGTTGGCGATCATTTTTTGATTTGCCATTTTATGTTCCGTTCGTCCATAGCTTTTGGCCAATAGCGGATTCCTTCTAAAAAAATCAAAAGTGTCTATTAGACCTTGGACACTATAATCTAAACTTTCTCTTTTGGCTTTAAATCCATTACTTTCTACATGTATTTGCCCTAAATAATTTGCCATTGCAAAATTATTGCAACCTAACTCCTTTTGAATGTAATTAATAGTAGCTAAATCCATTTTGCCGGAAACCGGCAAATGATTTATTCCTTGGTATTTAAGCAAAATTTGAGACATTTATAAAATGTGTTTAGGTTGCCATTGTAACGAAATAGAATTTTCTGGCTCTTTAAAACACATATCACGCAATCTGATTATACCATTATATTCCGTATAAATAATCCATTCATACAATTTTATTTTTTGAAATCCTCTGTAAGGCAAATGCTTCTCAATAGTTTTTACACTCCTTTCAAATGTCGTTGAATGTATATGGACAATTCCGCTCTTGTTTAACGGATTAATGCATATGTCTTGTGTAAATTCATCACCATATGATATTGGACATAAATAGTTTTTTAAAAAATCGATATAACCGTTTTTGTAAAATATTTTAATGTCATAATTGCTTACCAAAAAGCCAACATTTGCTTCACTTTCATTAACTCTAACATATTTTATGCTATCTATTACATTGTGATTATATATCTTGTGAACTCTATTTGAGTTTAAAAAGTAACTATCTGTGGTCCAGCTGCTAGGGTGAAAAATAAAATTAGGTGTAACTCCTGACCTATTATATATATTAAAAGATATAGTATCATATATAATTTCTTTATTCCCATAAGTTATTTGTCGAGAAGGATCGTTAGATAAATCTTCCCTATGACACATTATAAAAAATAATGCGCAGCTTGTAATTAATGCTCTTGAAATCATTTCTAAAAAATTTTTAATGGGTTAATAATATTTTATAAATTCAATATGTCCTACTTGGGTCGATCCCTTAAAAAAAAGTATTTTATTGTTTGTTTCACTATCAAACGTCCATGATCTCTGAGGCAATGGATTTGTGGCAGGCAGAACATATCTATTTTTTACCCCATTTATAAATAAATGAGCTTTTGACCTTACTGTGTATTCGTCAACATTAATAAGGTCTGTATTATATGCCGATAATTCTACAAAATTTTGTGAAACATTTAACCATTCTTCATAGTATTCTAAACCTAACCTTGGGGGAGACTCAGGATCTAACACAACAGTTGGAAATTCTGGCTCCGTCTCTGTATCTCCAGTAATTTCTGTTATGTTAACACCAGGAAAATCTTTAAAGACTTCCCATAAATCTACTTGGTATATACCCTGATCCACACTGTGGGACCACGTCATAGGTATGTGCAGCTTATTACCCCAATTATACCTATCTAGGAAATACATAATCTCACCTTCAGTGTTAATTAATGATGCCTTTATGACTTTCCCATATTTGCTTCTCATAGAAATCATTGAAGCTAAGGTGAGTTGTTGCAATGGCAAGGTAAGCCCAAGATCAGCGTCTGTCCACTCTACCGATAGTAAAAATTCACTGCTAGGCTTTACAAACAAAGATTGAAGATAATTCGTAGATACACTGTCAAAAAACTTTATGCTTGTTTCATAGATTAAGGTATTTCTTGTGTCTGCTATTTTATAAATTATTGTATCTTCAGGCACTTCTACTAATCCAGTAATACCATTAGGTGCCGCAATAATTCTTGATTTTTTTAATAAAGTTGTTTGTGTAATTTTTGCCGTATCGTCTGCCATTTCTTGACTAGCAATATTATACACCTTTACAGAATTAATAGTTAAGAAAAACTCACCATCTTCTATAATTTCAGGTGATACACCGATAATATTAAAATTTTTAAATGAAGCTAATAAAGGACCTGCACCCCAAGTATCTGCAGCATTTTTAAATATAGCTATTTTTATTGTACTTTGAGTATTTACCCACTCATAATCAAGAACATCAAATTTATTAAATGGACTATACTGAATAGGAGTATTAACTAAAATGTGCCAGTCAATACTTGGCGTGGTAGGATTGCCCTGAGAATCATAATAATAATTTTTTAAATAATAATTACCGAGTTTTATTTCCATCTCGATTACTATAAATCGATCTCCATCTATAGTTCCTGATAAATCAAAATCAAAATATAAATCATGGACCAAAAACGATCCAAGCCCTATTTGATAACCTAAATTATGTGGCCCTCTCTGATCGTCACCGCTTGGTTTATAATTTATATTTACCCCTGCTAATATATTATAAAACTGCTTATTTTGCTTTAATGCCACTGCTTTTAGGGGAGCAATGTACGTTAGTTCTGGGTTGAGAAGCGCTTTAATGTCTTCACCATTTACATTGCGCTGCACCTTTGTACTAATTTGTTGCAGCTGGTTAGCTGCGTAATTGTATGTAATACGCGTGGGATATAGCTTATCTTGAGATGACAATTGCTCAATATGCCAACATCCGCGGCTGTAATACATACGCATGTTGAATCCGTTCAATATATCAGTTAGTACAGTCAATGCACTTTCATACTTTCTATAAAATCTACTTACTTCTTTATAGTAGTGATTTCTCATATAAGTTTTGTCTAGTTCATTCTCAATAGGCAAATTACTCTCTGTCCACTGCATATTTACGGAGAATAAAACCGGAAGCGGTAATGGTGGTATTTCGTAAAATTGCTTCGCAACGTCGTTTTTTTGTAAAATCTGTCTAAAGAAATCAATAAATGTATATGGATTGGTATGTATAAGAGTTGTATCTGCATAGTTTTCAGGTCTTAATTCTTCGTTGGCCAACTGCTTTATACCGCAATGAGCTGTTAATTTTACAAATTGATGGTGAGATAATTTAAGATTACTAAGATCGGCTATTAATTTACCAACAAACAAAACTGGTCCTAAATTATCTTCTGATAATGCTACATAAAATCTACCTTCTTGACTTTCAACAAAGTCGTTGTAAAATTGTATGATATCATCCTTTTGGTTTGCTTCATACTGAGGATGATTTAACATCATCTCAAATGTTAATGTACTTGTTAAAATTCTTTTAAAAGGATCTTTTGGATCTCCCTCAACGGTGTGTTCTATGCTACCATTTTTTGTAGCAAAGGCATGTAAAAAATCTCCCCCCTCAGCATCATATATATTTATAATATAATTGGCTCCATAAGGATCTGAAAATTTGTGATATAATATATTAGTTAGTGACATTATCCTACTCTTACTCTTGATGATTTATACTCCTGAAATCTATGGAGTAGCCTTAAATTATCACTTGATATATCCGTTGTTATTTCTAACAAACCTCGGTTTGTGTTTATTCCGCTAATCCTATCCTGATTATTATTTTTTAATTCCTTGCGCAAGATGTTTGTTAACAAATTTTGCGGCGCAACAATTTCGGGATTAGATTTTGCGCCAGGGTATTCACCGACCCTCACTATAGTGTCTTTAGAAACAACTCCACCCCCTGCCAATGCTGGTAATGGTTGTGATGCAATAACCGCTATTTGTGCCGCTGCAATAGCTCCAGCTGCAATACCTTGAACAATACCGCCGTCGGCTAAACCTTTTATTACAGCTGCCGCACCATTTATTATTGCCGTAAATAGGGCCACTTTCTTATTAACTGCGGCCTGCTCTCTAGCTATTTTTCTTCGTTTAGCTGCTGTCTGCTCCTCCAAAATTTGTAGTTTTCTTTCTTTTACAGCTGCCGAAGCTAAAGAGTTTTCTATTCCCCTGCGTTCTTTACTATAGAAGTCTTCTATTTCTTGTCCGCGTCGAGAGATGCTCGCTGACACAAGATCTCCTACAGCCGTTATTCCTTGTGTGACATATCCAGATGCTTGCTGAGAAATTGCCGCCAAACCTTGTAAATCTAAATTTTTTGTAATTATTGGTGATTTTGCTTCTACATTAGTGACTATTCCGTCAAGTTTTATTTTTGGAATTTCTAAATCTTTAAATGAAATAGACTTAATCGGCGCAGGCGTAATTGCACCAAATGAACTTATCAAAGCATTGCTTTTTTCAAGCTCTATATTTATTTTCTTAAATTCATTAATGGTGAAGCTGCCAAATCTTTTTAATGCAGCATCAGATATGGCTGCTTGTTGGCTTGCTCCAGCTAATGGATTTATCAGACCTTCGTCAACGAGAAGCTGTATCTGCTTTAAATCTTTTATATATTCTTCAAATATAGACTTATTTTTTTTGGGGGCCTGGGTTTGAGAAACGGAATTTTGAACTTTTGCAAAATCAACATTAAAAGATATTTTGCTAGCCTGTGTCTCTAATTCTTTTAGTTCCTTTTTGGTTTTTTCTATTTCGTTATTTAAATACCTTAAACTGATCGTTTGGCTTTGATTATCTGTAAACCCTAAATTTAGTGGATTTACAATTGAGCTTACTTTTCTGTTTTTTTCCTTTTCTAATTGTTTCTCTAAACCCTGTAATTTGATCGTTGCCTGTTCAGCTTCATCTTTAAGTACTTTAAGTTTTGCCCCTGCGAGTAAATTTTTGTTGTAATTTACTAATTGTCCATTAATCTTAGATAATGAACTTTCTTCTAAAGATAGGTTCCCAAAATAAGTAGGACTTATTCCTTGTAATTCTTTTAGAGAATTATTTCTATAATTATACGCAAGAGTTTGGTCCTGTACAACTGTTACAAGCCTTCTTACTTTAGCTTGTTGATCGACAATAGACTCAGATGCTTGCCTTTCAATTTCCTGGGCGCGAGTAAGCGAATTAGTAAACTTATCCCAATTCGACGCTAAAGCCACAGCTCCGGCCACACCCACGCCTACGATTATGCCTATTGGACCAGCCAATGAACTAATGGCCGATGCTGTCGGTGGTATCAATGCGGCAATTTTTGATAGTGCAAAACTCGCTCCTGTGGTTAATACGCCCCACGCTCCGGATGCTGCCACTGTTACGTCGGCTAAAGTTCCTATTGTGCTTACGGTTTTTGATACACTTTCGGCAAGTTGTTTATTTTCTGCCGATAATTGACCGAATTTTATTCTTCCTAACGCAGATTCTATTTTACTGGAAAAGTCGCCGATACGCGAGCCAACGGCAGATATATTGCTAGACATTTTTAATGTGCTTGCAGCGGTCGCCGCAAATTTTTTTTCTATTTGCGACGTAATTCTTTCTACATCTGCCGCAACGGATTTCAATCCGTCAGCATTAGCGCCTAGTTGTATATCTAATCTCATTGCTTAGGATTAATAATTCTATAAGGCTCTAAAAGCATCTTTGCATTACCGATTTTAGTTTCTACAATCTGCCTATTTTCATACATATGTCCAACAATTAATAAAGCTGCTGTAACCAAAGATTTATTATACTCTGGCAAAGAATTGTATTCTAAAATTATTTCATTGCCGCTACCATATACTTTTACAGAGTAATCTGCGCATTTTGCAACCATTATACTTATGCCATCTGCTTTGGCCGTCAATATCTTATCTACTTTATATTGTAACAAAATAGATTTAAATAATGGACCAGTATATACAATCTTTTTTGGGACCATATGCAGGCCTGTATATTTTTCAACCCATTGTCGAGCAGAAGTAATATAGATTTGGAGAAGATCTAAGTTTACATTATCTGGTAGATATAAGTGTTCAATGGCTATATCTAATGTAATCGGCTCATTCGTGGGTTCTATATCTGTACAGACGTAGCTCATGGTAAATTATTAAATTTATTAGTTATGTCTATAGCAGTTTTAACAATTATGTCTAAATACTTTGATGCTGATTTGTCAAATGCTGGCCGAAAAAATGGCTTTGCATCCATATATACTGTCCCATATTCATTAAAAAAAGCAACATCATCAGCCTTGCTAGCGTGTATAATTATTTTTACTCCATTGTTATTTTTATTTATATCAGCGCGAAGCGAAGCTCTTGTGCGGCCAGTGTCCCAAGGTACTAAAGTTTCTGCATCTTGAAGCATTGTATCAGCAGCTTCTACAAGATGTTTGGTAACCGCACCGATTTGTTCTTCAATCATTTTTTGTATGTTATTGTTAATTTGAGATGCAGTCATGTCACATTTATATTATTGGGGGATTATATGTTTCTCCTTCTCTATCCAACATTTCTTTTAACTTTTGGGATGGCGACTTATCCTCATCTATGTTGTCTTTATAGGCCATATTTACATAGGTTTTGTATAAAGAGTTAAGTGTGTCGGACTTGCCATTTGGAGCCTGTAATATACATATACACAAGTGTCCAACCATTTGCCAAAATTCTTCCATGCGTTCGCGATATCCTTTCGCATAAGATATACGCTCACCAAAATCTAATGACATCAATATTTCAGGATTTAGCCCTAGCCTACCCGCTAGGGCTAATTCTTTTTTTCACTATAAGATTCTAATAATAAATTATTAAGTTGGTTAATAATATTTTTGTCATCATCGCAGGCATCAATAAATTGTTCAAACGTCATGGTTACTGCCTGCCGCATTTTTTCACACCCACACAGTATAGCGTAATAGTGAAATAACATGCTAGCTTCTGTTCCTAAAGTATCTACACCAAAGGTTACACCTTTTTCCTTTTCTAGGCGAAGTTCTGCTTTTAACCCATATTTAATTGGGTATTCTGTATCGTTAATTTTAATTTTTTGCATTTGCTAAGCGGCTTTAAGAATTATGCAAAAGTTATCTCACCGGTTGATTCGTAGCTTACGTCTGCCTCAGCGATTTGGTCATCTTCTGATGTTATGTTAAACTCCGTGATTATTATAGGCATGGTGTAAGACACTGATGCGCCTGTCTCTGCGTCCGTAAATTTCATAAACATCGGGGTGTCATTTTTCCATGCATCAGCAATAGCTGCTAAACTTCCCCCAGATTTGTAGATGTAAAAAGTAGTTGAACCACTTGCAGACTTTACGCCTCCTATTGCGGCAGAAAACCCACCGCTTTCTGACCCTGGATTTATATCGTTGTGATTAATTTTAGTAGTTTCCTTCTTGAAAGAAATTTTATGAGACTTAGCATGCGCAATCGGGCTAGTTGCATTCGCAGCGGTTCCCAAATAAACTCTAAGTCTATGTCCTATTACGTAATCTAATGCCATGATGGTATTAATTTAATTATTTATGAAATATTATTTGTTTTGAGTTTTTTTTCCTTTACATTAATGGCGATAATCTTAACCTTGCCATCTGATTCTGCTTTTTTAGCATCTTCTGTAAACATATAACCTTGGTGACCAGCTTGGATTAAGCCTATGTTTTCTATTGCTTGTACTAAAGTCATGGCTTATTTTTTTTTGATTCAACCTGGTTTTGCGATCTGTTTTGTAGTATTTCTACATCCCCTCTTAAACTAGCATCTTTTGCGTCTGCAAGCTCCATTAAATCGATATCGCCTACTTTGAAACCTCCTATCGGTTTTATTGCTTTAACTTTTGCAAATTCTTGTGACATATTTTCTATTTATAATTAACTAAATATTCTTGTATAACCCTGTAAACTCTTGCATCTACATCATAAATTAGTGGTTTTGGTGTAGGTTGTAGCCTAGCAAAAAAAACATTGCTGTCAGATTGTAAAGCATTCACTATTAATTCAGCCTTTTGGACTGCCGTAGCTTGATCCACAGCCCTTACCTCTACTTGCAACCTTATGACAGACGGCATATGACTGTCGTTATGGTGCATAGGATTGTCACTTATTACCTGCACGAATATATGCGGATAAATTGACGTATAAGGGACTACAGTATAATACCTTTGGTTGATTATTTGCCCTAATGCTTCATCAATCAATGTATATAGTTGATCGTATGTCATGATTGATCTTCTATAGCCGCAATTTCTAAACCTTGCCTTCTCCCTATAATTTTTATAGACGTGACGCGGTAGTCTATACCTTTGTATCTGACCATGGTGTCTATCTTAATATCTGCATAGTATCTGCTTCGCATTACTATGATTTTATTAATATCTACCTTATCCTTTGCATACTTCCAAGCGTCATTAACTCTTATTTCTGCCCTTATACTTGTATGTGCCGATAGTGTCTGTATGCCAGCAATAGTTCCTAACCCTTGTGATCTGGTGTAAAAACTCACCAGATCGCTCATAGCACCTATATTAAGATCATTTACTAACATAAGTCAAATATGATCAAAAATATACTGATGGTTGGTTAATAGATGTTACAATAAAGAATAAAAGAAAAGGGCAACGCATTTTAAAACCTGTTGCCCTTTCTAAAAAATAAAATTACCGCTATGCCACTATGTAAAATAAGCTATTGCAAATGACTTAGGATTAGCAAATCCAAAATCGTGGAATGATAACATCTTAGTGACTACACCAGCGTCGTTCGATGATCTATCCACTATTAATTCTCGTACCGCCCAACTTGCATGGGTAAGGTGGTTCCAATATCCAAAAGCTGCACCTTTTAAATTTGTTCCAGTACCTTTAGTTAGATCATTTCTCATGTGGGTCGTAACCGCAGCGTCATAGCCTAAAATGTTATCAACCCCTGGTGTCATTAAAAACAATCCAGATCCTGTGTCAACATTTAGGTTTTGTAAAGTTTCTCTCAATGATGGAGAAATAACCCACTTAGGCGTTATGCCATAGTCGGCATCATTTTTAGCAGGAGCATTAATCATTTGTAACAATAGCGATCTCGAAACTGACGATCCATTAGTGCTAGAGATATCTACTGCACCATTAGCGGGGTCAAATAATCCTAACGGACCATTTGGTGCAGTAAACAGAAGCGCGCTATTTACGGCATTTATTTCTCCAGTAAACAATAGATCTAATAAATACCGATCGGAATCTGGTCCCGCGTTGGCTTGCAAATGCCATGTGGAAACCACTTTAGAACCTACCAATTTTGGTGTAAGATCTATTTTTCTCACATTGCCAGAAAGTGTAGGTATTGAGCCGTTTTCAGCTACCCAAGCGCTCATAACAAGACTGTCTCCTATTGGCAGTTTGGTCACGCCGGTCAATCCCATACGCATGTTTGCGCCAAGCTGATCAGCAAACAAACGTTTTCTATATCCATCAATGTATGGAAGTACTTCTTGCCTTCCTAGATTACCAGCATCAAGCGCCGTTCCAAATGTGGATCTATAAGCCATTTCGTTTATTATCCCATCGGTAACTAACATTCCTTTACCTGTAACAGGTAAGTTGGCAGCTCGTGCGATGTTTTCAGCTTCTTGATGTACTTCAAGCTCCGACCCCAAATCTTCTCTCTTTATTTTTCCATCTACATATTGGGCAGCACGCACTACACTGTAGTGCTTTGCAACTCTTGCATCTTCATTGCCTTTTGGTTGTGGAGATTTTTGGGGAGCAAATCTTTTAAGTATTTGTTCATCTTCGGTCAGTTGTGCGATTTCTTTGGACAATACATCTATTTCAGATGTCAAATTTTTAATAGTGGCACGTTCCTCCACGGTGATACTACCTTCTACAATTTTGGCCGTCAAAGATTGCGCCTGTGCGGTAAGATCGTCAAGTTTTTTTATTTTATCTGCTTTACTCATGTTGTGTTTTAATTAATTAACTTAAAAAATAAATATTTATCGACACTCCGCGAGTGTTATAATAGATCGACTAATGCTCTCCGCGAGAGCAATAAGGTCTGATTCGTTATTTGCATTTTCTTCATTTTCAGCAAGTGCGCAAAATTCGGCGGCTCTGGTCATGGTTCTTAATTTCGCTTTGGGATTAGAACCTTTCGCTACAAAACCCCACGCCAATAATTCCCAATCATCAAAATAAGTGGTTTTAGGATCTTCGCCATTAGCAGCGGCTCCTCTTCTTGCTTTATAAATTGCGGCGACAATAGACGCAGACTTTATTACACCTGTTTTTAATTTGTTTACTATCTTCGCCGCTTTGCTATTGGTTTCGCCGGGTTCAGGATAAAATCTAGCCATGAGCCGATCTTCTTCCACACTTACAATAGATGTGCCTATAACATCATCCGGGTCTGAGCTTTCGAAGCTCGGATGTCCATACTGGACAATACCATCCGCATTATACTCATCAATATTGCGAAGGCCATCCATCTTGAATATAGTGCCATGCATATCTTTTGTTTCATTGCTTATTTCTACATCCCAAAATTCGCGGCCATGATCGTCTATACCTGCACGACTTACTATGGGAGTGGAAAAATGAAATTCTTTGTCGTTCATTTACATATATTTTAAGCAAAAAAAAAAATATATTTTAGGGTATAGGTTAATTTATGTTATGTAAATGAAATAAATTAGGTGCAATTTTTCAGAACCACCAAAACTCTGGACGACAGATAATGATGTTACAAATTGAAAAAATAAATATTCTTATTTTCACTTTTGCACTTATGTGAAAATATAAACTTAGAAACATAAGTATGTTGGTTTAAACTGAATTGAACTGACCCCCAACGATTATTTATTCCTTAACTAATGAGAGACTTAGTTGGCTTCAACCATATTATTCCCCTCAATGTAGTATATATCTCCTCCATCCACTGGATTTAAGTCCATGCGCGATCTAATTTCATTTCTTGATAGAACGCCTATTCTATACATAGATGAAAAATAATTACCCATATTGCTGATATCAGCCGACAATACTTTAGTGTAGTCATGTGTTAACTCGTGATCGTCGCCAAGCATTTGCATATTAAACCTTTGCTCAAATAGTGTTACTATTGGTAAAATGCAATTTTGCCAATAGTCTTGATTCAAAGATTCAAGAGAATTGTAAGGAGTTCCTTCGGTATGTCCTATTTTCGGCGGTGGACATGAGTATATACGGCATATTTCTTGTACATTTAGTTTAGCCGACTCGACATACTGAGCATTATTGAGCGGCATATCCATTTTTAATTGTTTTAATTGGCCGCCGCTGTCTAGTATATCTACTCCCCCCGCCATGCCGCGAGTATATCCCCTGTATCGCTCCCCAAATTTTCGTAATTCTGAGATTTGATCCGGCGATAACTGTACATCTCGTGGGTATTCTATCACAGCTCCTAAAGTAAGATGGTTGGACCATAATTCATTAATGAATTGTCCAGCCGCCTTTTCCTTTCCTATGGTTATTGCGTGGAGATCTATCTTACTATAACCAAGATCGTTTCTTTCTCCTAAATCTTTCAGGTGAATAACTTCTGTAGATGTTTTTACACCATAACAATCCTTATCCCAACTGAAATAGTAAAGCAAATTATCTTGTGTGCGGAAAGGGGCAATTTCCCATGGCCTTACAGGTTTAAATCCTAATGTGCCTTTTGGTCCTACACATTGTACTAAATACCCATTACCATGTAGCAAATAATCCATGCATATCATTCTCCTACCCTCGTATGGAGTAATGCCCGGATATATTTCTCTACTTATAAATCGGTGGTAGGCGTGTAACCTATTTGCCCGCCTAGAATCCCCATCATACTGCATAATAGTAGCTGGCAAAGACGCAAATGTTTTGCTTATGGTGTCCACGCAGGCATAAACAGTGCTAATTTCCAAACCTATCCCTTTGGTAGTAAGTAAAGGCCAGTTGTTCGATACAGAGCTTGACGATGCAGACCTCACTGCACGATTGTTTAAATCATCAATTCGTCTAACTATGTCTTTTAAAATATTCAATTTTTCTTAATTTCATTTCGTAGTTCCATAATACTATCGCTTAGGGTATCCAAAGCCTTGTTGTTATCGGACACAACAGATTTTACATTTTCAGAACACTCTTTGGAGAAAGTTATAAATTTGTCCAATAGGGCATCTTGCCTTTTCTCCTGCGATGGCATATACATCTTAAATAGATACCAAGTGATCGTAATAGGAAAACCGACTTGTGTGATAATAGGTAATATTTGATCTATAGTCATATTATCTGGGTTCAACGGTATCGTAAGGCACAGATATTTGTGCTATTATGGCCGCTATAATGCCGGCGATAGAAACTACCTTATTAGAAATAACATCTATTGCATCGGGAAGATCTAAGCCATTTTCAGCCAAAAATGCCGGCAAACCAGTAATCAAAGCGATGACAATAGAAATATTTCGTATGTTTTTCATAAACCACGGAGTTTTTGACAAAAATCGTGCGATAAGCTCTTTTAGGAAATCTATAATTATTTTTTTATTGATGAGATGATGATTTTTATATAAGGATAGATAATGGTAATAATTTCAATAAATGCCTTGGCGAGTTTGTATATACGTTGGATTTGATATAGTTTTATTGGTTTTATAGTATCCTTTTCCTCGAAAATTAAAAATTCTACATATTTTAGTTTTTTGATTAAATTGTCCGCAGCAAGTGATTGAGAATTTTCATTAGCTTCTTGGACAGCATTTGCATAATCTGCTTTTTGCATTATACTTTTTTGTGATTTGAACACTCAAATTTCAGTAATTATCTTATAAGTTTAGTTACTGTATGTAATTAAGAACCTGTAATCAAGCCTTAGAAACCGCAAATATGACTCTTTAGGTTAATACACAGTTCTTCCAAAAAATTACTTTTCCTACAAATTTATCCGACTTCAATCCGTGAAACTTCACCAGTTCCGAATGGATATGGTTTTCCTTTGCTCTTATGTTTCGTGGATTACCACGCCAAAAATGGATTTTGGTTCCAACCTGCCAACGATTTCTCTTGTCGGCTCTTATTGTATGAATTTTAATTCTTTCTTTTATTAATTTCTCAAACTTCGGATTTGTAAATGTTAATAACATATATATTAATTTTTCGATGCTTTGTGCCTCAATCTATTTATTATGAATTTCTCTCGTCCGTCTTTTTGAGCTTGCAAGTAAACATCATACATTGCGCCTTCTGCTTTAGTATGTTCCTTCTTTACAATTTCTCTTAGTATTTTTAGGTTTTTCATTGTCGTTTCATATTCTTGCTCTGCTTTTTTATACAGAGATTCAAACTTATCCCCTAATCTATCTTTTAGTACTTCTATGGTCCATTCTATGGCTTTTGTTTTCATAGATTGAACCGATAATGACTTATTTTTATATTCAGGATTTTTTTCAAGAAATTCGGCGTATGTCATTTCTTTACCGTTCATTTCGTATTGTGCTATTGTACCTGGTTCTAAGCGTTTTATTCTAATATCTCTGTAATATGTTTCTATCCACCCTCCGATACCACATATTGTATCAATGGATATTTCTTGATAGTTATTTACAAGTCTGCCCATTATGCCATTTTTGAAAATAAAGTCAATCTCTTGTAACTCTAAATTTTTGCAATTAGTAAGTAGGTGATCAACAATCAACTCATACCATACTTCGGATATATTTTTGACTTTTGCGGATACTGACAGGTATTTAGCAATAATCTTTGTCAACTCTAGCTTTGTGCGTTTTTTATCAATCAGAGACAAGTCAGATAAAGATAATTCGTATTTCATGACTTCTGGAGTCGATACCGTCACAAATTGGAAAGGGTTATAAATTATCGTTTGATCCATCACTATAGTTTTGATATATAAGATACCGCAGAATTTATTGTATTGGCTTCTTGTGTTGTTTCTCTAATGTTGAGTAAAGAGCCTATGTGATCTACGTTTTCGCCGTTTGGATTTTTTCTACGCAATAGTATGGTAGGTGTCCCATGTTCAGCCCACCACTTTGATTTTCGTATGTTTTTTATGGCAGTTTTTATTTCTTGGATAGAATAAATTCCTAACCAATACTCGAAATTATTATAAAGCGATACATTAGGCTCATATCGACTTTCTGTAACATCGTTAAATACATCGATAACTTCTACTAATGAAGTGTAAAACGAAGGCAGTATTTGAGATTTTGATTTTGATTTTTTTTCTTTTTTCGAATTTTTTTCATTTACATCTTCATTTGCATCTTCATTTGCATCTTCATTTACTAAATAGTTAACCATATGGTTAACTATTTCGTTAAACCATTCTCTTATTTTTTCTTTTATTTCAGATTCGGAAAAGTGTACGAAATCGTTTATTTTAAAGGACTTTTTAATTATTTCTTTTTGCTCATTGGTTACTTTACTTGACGAAATTAGGCCTGCAAGTACTGCCGCAGCTATTTTTTTAGGTTGATACTTAGCACGATGATCAACCACTTGTTTCAGTTTGTGGTTAACCATTTGGTCGGGTTTGTTTGGGTCTGTTTCAAACTTTTTTGAAACAATTATCCATATGTTGTCAAACTCATTTTTATCAAAAATTGAAGTAATTCGCATTAGTCTTTCTACGTTTTTGGGGATAAATCCATGCTGGTGGTGATACATCAATAATCGTATATAAGCACCAACCTCACAACATGACATGTCTTGGGTTCCGCTTTGGAAATCCTTTGTATAAAATAAAAATGCGGGGTCTTTCATCTTTTTGAATTTAACCAATTTATAACTCTTATCCAGTGTGATCCACGATAAACGCGAGGAGATTCAATATGTATTTATTGACATTTTCTCTTTCTGTCATTTTTAATTATTATACATTAAATAATCTATGTCATAAGATTGATCTGCATCTAAAATATCCATACTTATTTCCTGCAAGTAGTCCAATTTATTAGATAAGTTTATATATGTTTTTGTTTTTGGTGTACATCGCTTCAAGCGTTGATCTATGATTAATGAATAGGCTTCTATTGCTTCAAGTATAATTTCTCTCTGTTCGTGTGATAAATTTATTGAGTACTTCATTCTGTAATAATTATGTATTAACTGGTTTTAAAATTTAATGGTACAAATTGGTTACCATGTATTCTTCAAACATCAATATACAAAACATAGATTGATTGTATATCATAATGCTATGTTTAGTATTTTTATAACAATTAAAAGATAAAGCAAATAGTAGCATACTTGCATTATTATATCTGTTTTTTGATCTTGTTTTTCGTACATTTATATTAGTATTTAAAGATTTAAAAATGTAGCGGGCAATAAAACGCCCACTACATAGATTAAACAAATTGTTCTATATGAAAAATGAAAAACTATATTATATCAATGATCGCATCACTCGCTTTTCGAGCATTTTCGCAATGTCAGGGAAGTTATATATTATTACATGGGTGTAAATGCCTGTATATTTGTCGTTGATTTTATATTCATCGCCAGAATCTATGTACATATTCCATCTAAGGAAATTTATGATAGCTTTTACCGACGCTTTTTTGCGTCCTGCGATTTTTGCTCTACGCAATTCTTTTACAATGTATGCTAATATATTTGGATTTCTCAGATTAAATTTTTCCCAATCTGCATAGGATTTATGATTGTAAATATACTTTGGAATATTAAGTGTTTTAGCCATTTTTTATCTATATTTAGAAATTCATTTTTATGATTTTTAAAATTCAACAATTAAATTTATACTTTCTATTTTTTCTAATCTAAGTATATTACTGGCACTTCATTAAATTTCTTAGCTTCTTCGCTTAAGGAATCAATTGGTGTTATATCATTAGTCATAAAAATTTTTTGATTTTTAGTAATTAATATTTTTATTTATCCGGTCTGGTATATCTTATAAATTTTATCAGGTTTTCTTTCCCGATATAACCTTTTTCTTTTATCAGAAAGTATCGATGATCATTATTTATACGCTTTCCTTTATCTATGTAATTGTGTATAGTCATAACGCTCACGCCTAACAGTTCGGCAGCTTGTCTAACTGTATATGCTGTTACTGGTGATAACTCTATGTTTTTTGCCAAGAGCATAAAAATTATTCTATTTCTTCGCCTAGATCGCCAGATACATACTCTAAGTATCTGTTATCTATTGAAAAATCATATTCTTCATCCTCGGTAGGATTGTACCTAACCATTGTAAAATCTTTGCCTAGATTACATCCTAATATTCGCAAATGTGTTCCTTTAGGAATAGTTAAAAAATCGTCGGCACTTGCTCCTGATGTTATTAGACATTTTAAATCGATTTTTGCAAGAAAGATTGGATTGTCGGTAGTTGTTATGCTGTGCGGAGTTTCAACAGCTATTTGCTCAGGTGTTTTCATGTATATTGTATTTTATATTAATGAATCAATGATTTCAGACATCATGAGTGGTGATGTTGCCTTGTCATCGCATACTTTTCTATATTTGATATAATGAGATAGTATATCTCGTATATATTTGCTCGGAGACATCTCTATATCTGTAATCTCACCTCTTTGAAAGTCTTGGAGTATTATATCCCTGATTCCCTCGTTTATATCAGGCCCTACATCTACTATAACTTGCCGTCTTTTTGGAACTGTATTTGAATGCATGTTGTTTATATGTTGTATGTTTGCAATGCAAATATACATAATATGAATCGTATATGAGTCAGATTATGTATATATTTTTAATATATTTTTTATATTACTATTTAAATGTTTGATTTACAACAATATAGGAAAATTAAAAAACTTACTCAAAAGCAAATTCAAGATGTTACAGGTCTTGATCAATCTGTTATTTCGAAGTATGAAAGTGGTAAATTAACAAGTGTACACGTAAGCAACATACTAATTAAACATTATCCTGATTTAATAGATTATACTATTGAAGAATCTGAAACAATAGACTATCTGCAAAAAGTAATTGATCAGCAATCAGTACTAATAGAGAATTTAACAATAATTGTTAAAACAAATTCCAATCAAGCCGATACAATATTTTTTCAGTCAAAGACTATCGAACATTTGACTAAAAAATTATTTAACCCCTATCAAGAAAAAGAAGGAGATATTAGTATAGCATCTGAGCCTGATTGAAAAGGATGCTAATGCCTTGATTGGCAGGCTTAGGAATAATTGTATATTTGTAAACAATAGAATTTCTAAAATTTCAAAATCTATGAGAATCACCCTTTTAATCTTAATAATTCTACCATACAGTAGAATAATATCAGCGCAGATAAATATAGATACTGTCATCTATGCGGAAGGCCAGAATGCCGACCAAATCTATAATAATATTGAACTATATTTATCACGAATATTTGAAGATCAAAGATCTGCTATTAAATATAGAAACAAAGAACAGCATGTGATCCATGGTTTGGGTTTATTGACTTGTAGCTATAAATTTTTATTAGAAACTGAATGTATGATGCCTATCGACTTTGATATAGAGACTAAAGACAATAGGTTTAGATTGAAAATTAGCGGTTCAGAAATTATAAGACCGGGGGGTTCGGGGCCTGATCATACGTGGTCTTTTTCAAAAAAATCAAATAAAAATTGGATGAGTGACACCAAGTGGAATAATCTAAAGAAATGCTTTGCTGATAAGGTATATATACTTATAAAAAATTTAGAACAATCAGCTACTCCAAGGATATCAGACTGGTAGTAGCTGATTATTTTAAGGCATTGAAAATTTTTAGGAAATTTTCAAGCGATATACTTTGTTTTTTTGATAGCCACTTTGAAATAGTAGCTTCGCTAACTCCTGATTTTTTCGATAGTTGATATCCTGAAATATCTTTGCTAGCCATCATATATCTTATCAAATCTTGCATATTTACTTTTTAAGAAAAGCAAATCTGTGTTCCTGAAAATTCTACCTTGACTGCTTCATAACCATCATTAACTAGTTCTATAGCTTTTGAAGGTTGAGTGTAGCCGTAATGAAAGGCATGCACTTTATTATTTTTACAATAAGCAGTGCCTTTTCCTATCCCGCGATATTGATTTATCAGCTCAGAATCGCTTGTATTTGCTATATATCTTACCATAAAATTGCCGCCCTTACTTTCAATTATGTTTATAGGTGTGCATTTAAGGCAATTGGTTATCATGATATCCCTTGCATCAATTTCCTTTTGAAATTCATCTTTTTTTTGGTATCTTTCCTGCCTTTGTAAGTCATCATATTGATCTTTTGTTAGATCTTGTATAATATAGCCTAACTCTATCATTCTTTTCTGGCTATAAGCCAAGTTGTTAATTTTTGCGTAAAACCCATATTTCCCATTCTTAACTTGGTATGCTTTAAATTCTTTTACAAAGAATAACATAATTTTATTTTTTGGTATTTTATTTTTTTATTGAAGTGTTTCTTCGCATGCTTTTTGTCCTTACTTTCAATAATTATACACATATATATATATATATTTCGTAAACGAAAGCGTTCTAATAAAAAATTAACATAATATTAACACTTAGATACTCATCTATCGTGTAAAAATATTCTATGCTTACGCTGTCCGCGCAAAAACCTAAACTTGTTGACCTTAAAGCTCTCAAATGAACCACAGAATGACACCCCAGCCTCATTCCATTCGCTTTCCACTTGCTCATATGCTTCTTTCATATTGTTATATTCGGGCAATATTTCATAGAACCTTTGGAAGTAGGATCCTTTGTCATACTTCCTAGGAGGCATACCATCCTTATTGGGTGTTATTATCTTTATGATTTCAGCTTTTAATTTTTCATCAATCACGCAAAAACGTGATCGGCACTTCAATAAATATTCTCTAACCATTGTATATACTGTATCGAGATAAACATTAAGCTCAATATCTCTATATGTTCTTTGATTTTTTATATCCCATTCGTCAGGGTTTATAAAAATTTTCATTGAGACTTTAACATATTTTCCATCTGTTCTTTTTATAGCTAATAAAATTAACCCTTTTTGGGGTGTTTTTTTGTCTAAAATATACTTTACCATATGATTTATTAATTTATTGATATAATTGTAGGGCTGTATTTTTTTTGGGTAAGTTTGATATTCATATAGCATGAATAAGCTATAATTAATGCAATTACACCATCAATTTTACGCTTTCGATCTACGCGCATAAGTTTTATCATTCCTGAGCCTACATCTTTTATCAAAACATTTGAAAACATCCACCGTGTGACTGGATTGTCTTGTAAAATAATTTCATTAGCATTTATCATTTCCGCTATTCTTTTGGCGGGTGGGGACATATTGCCTATTGATTGAGAATATTTTTCCACGGCAAGACCCGCATCAATCATCTTTCCATAAAAATAACTTATGTTCCATGGGTCAAAATATATACACTTTATTTTCTGTATATTATTTATTTCTACAAGATCAGACAAGATTCTGTCATAATCTGTCATTTCGCCGTTGGTTACAATTATAAAATTATTTTCACTTGCACGAAAATAATCTATTTCATTTGATGATTTTAATTTAGAGCTTGGAATCCAATAAAGATTAAAAGATTGCCCTGATTTATCATCAATAGGGGAATAAAAAGATGCTGCACAAATATCCCCTACGTCTGAGTAGGCAATATCAACACCACCATATATTTCTCTTCCTTTTATCCATTCTTTATAGTCAAATTCTTGCATGCATGCAGAAATCTTATCATTTTTTATCCATTCTGTTGCAGATCCCACCCACATACCTAAGTGTTTTGTTTTAAAATCTGACATTGCGGCACCCCCTTTACTTATTGCTTCTTGATATTCTGCTTCAATAGCTGAAAAATGACAAGTGTGCCCTAAGCCGGGATTTGGTTTCACCCACATACTCATGTTGTGGACTTCATCTTCACTGTCAAGCTCGTGAATCTGTACATATACCCGATCATTTTTGATGGCTCCAGAAAGGATTTTTTTACAATATAAATAATGGTCATAGCATGGTTTTCCCATGTCGTCGCCAGGAGTTGTCAACCTATATATAATTGCGGACAAATGCTTAATTGATCCCTTTTTCATTGAACTGACAATAGAATTATTTGGATGGACATGATATTCATCCAAGGATCCGACATACATCCCCTTTCCTTCTATTGTGTTCGCTTGTTTCGAAAGTTTTCCAATAAATGACTTAGTAGTAATATCTACGATCCTATGATCGGTAATGTGTGTACGATCTTTTATTACCTTAAAATCCTTACATAGCCATTCAATTATCGCCTTACACATTTCAAACACTTCCCCAGCTTGCTCACGCGACATCGCAGCCGTCCAAAATTGGGCCCTTTGTTTTTTGTCAAGATAAAAAGATGCGACGATAAGCGCAGCCACAATGGTAGATTTTGCATTTTTTCTCGCCACTTGGAAGTAAATATCATTAAATCGCCTTACCGAGTGATCGGATTTAAGTCTCCACCCATGCACCATAGCTACCATAAACTTATGGTATGGAAGTAAAATAAATTTTGGGGGCTTTCCGTCGTTGTTGTAGTCTTGATCTGAAAGTCTGAATAATTCTATAAATTTTATATACTTTTCGGCTAGATGTGGGACAAATTCATAATCCGATGTTGGATCATTTCTATCATTAATATGCCTATAAATTGCTTGCTTTATTGCTTCATTAACTATGATAGAGCCGTTGAGGCATGATTCTATGTAACTATCTACTGTCATAGCCCAAAGTCAGACAAATGATCTTCGTCATCGTTTTTAGCTTCTACGTTTAGCTTTAAAGAAGCTCGCGCTGCCGGTGACAAACCCAAAATTGCTCTTAATGTTGTTATAGCTTTAAAGGCTTGCCCTGCAACCGTATTTAGAGGGTTGCTCATTACACCTTTTTTAGTTACTGCCAAATATGATTTCTTTTTTCTCATTTCTTTCATACAGGAATAGTAACGACTTTCCTCCATAATCAATAATAAAATTAGATCAACATCCGTGTTCTCAAAAACTTTCAATCTCACCAATTCTAAACAAATATCCTTCCATCGACTTTTTTCTGCTTTAGTCAAACCCGAGGGTGGGAAAGGCGCCTCAGTCAAAGAGCCTTTTAAATTATACTTTTGAAGTTCTCTGCTTTTCCGAAGGGTTCCAGATGCTTCCTTAATTACAGTCGGAATTGGATGTCTTCCCATTTTTTACATTTTTTAAAATTTTGGCACACAAAAAAATTCCACGGTCTGCGCTGTTACCTATGTAGTAAATAGAGTCTTTTACACCCCCCCCCTAGGTATATAATTGCCAAAAATTCCTTCATGAGGAAATATAACGCCTCTGGATTCAGCTGATCGTTTTTTTTGATCACAAACTCTACATAGAGTTTGTAGATTGCGCATATCCCATACCGCGCCTCCCATCGATATGGCAATTATATGATCAGTGACATTGCCAGAAATAAATTTGTTTCTTTTTAGGCATTCTGCACACAATGGATTTTCCCTTCTAAACTTAAGAGAGAATCTACGCCATTTGGCCGAATTGTACAAATTATCGTTTATTGATTTATATTTAGGCTTTTCAGCCCATACAGCTTTGACACGTGGCATAATTGACCGCTATTTTGACCGCTAAGATAAGGTATAATATTTAATTATTATATAAAAAATGCTGGAAATGTGTCAAATAAAAATAAAAAAAGCCGATGATATCGGCTTTAATGGTGATCCCGACAGGATTAAATAATTTATAACAGTATATAAAATTTGTAAGTATAATTATAAATTTTGAATAGAATTACAATATTTTTAATTATATTTACAGATATTTTGACCGCTATTTTGACCGCTAAGATGAGTTCAGTAAGATTTAATTTGGACAAAGGCCGCATATTTTTAATATATCATTATGGCCCAAATGATAAAGTAAAACTATATTTAAAAGAAAAGTGCGACCCTAAAGATTGGGATGTAAAAAGAAATAGGATGAAAGATGGCCGGGGAAATTCCAATTATGTCAATAGTCTATTAAGTAAGATAGTAGAATATATTGACGCAATCAGGCTTCAAAATAAAATTGATGGGAAGCTCCTAACAGCTAAGACAATTAAATATGCTGTCTATACAAGGATATTTGGAGATAGTAGCAAGCTCCAGATATATGACTATTCAAAAATTTGGTTAAAAGAAAAGTTAATTTCATCAGGTTATCGAAAGACTTTAAGCAATTTATTAAATGTAATCAACAAAATATACCCTGATTTAACCTGGGATGATATAAGTCTTAGTTGGCTCAAAGATTTTGATAAAAAAACGATTGATCTGTCACAAAACTACAAATCAAATATTATAAAAAAATTGAGGGAATTAATGGATGCTGCGTATATAGATGGACATCATACCAATAAAGTATATGCTAACTCAAAATTTCTTATAAAGACAGTGGAAACAGATAAAATAGCTTTAACACAACATTGGCTTGATTGCCTTTACGATAATTTAGGGCAAATGGAGAATAGACACAGTAATGCATCAATCATTTTTTTAATCGGATGTATGACCGGCCAAAGATGGCAGGACTACTCCTTAATTAATAAAGGAATGATATTTTTAAAAGGGGAGAACGCCTTTATTTCTATTACACAGCCAAAGACTTTGACAAGAGTAACCATTCCAGTATCTAACAAGTTAATTAATTTGCTTGAAATGAATACCCACAAAGTCTCACAACAAAAGTTTAATCAATATATAAAGGAAGCATTTAGGTCTATTGGTTATTTGGAATATAATAAAATAGCTAGTCATACAGCAAGGCGTACTTTTGCCACCTTGGCCGTTTTGGCGGGAGTTGAAACCTATTTAATTATGAAAATAACTGGACATAAATCAGAAAAAACTTTTAGACTTTATGTTAAAATGGATGATTTAACAGCAGCAATGAAATCTGCCGCATCAATTAAGGAGTTTCAAGATGGCACAAATGCGTCTAAGTGATGGTAAAAATAAAAGCCTGATATTACTTTTATAGTAATATCAGGCTTTTATTAATAAACCAAAACTTATTAACTCTAATGAAAATCTACCCAAATTCCGTTAGCATACCCTTGGAATTTATTAATTGATGCATTATACCTTATTGACCCATTAGTAGGATTTATTAGGTCATCTGCCACATTTATTTTTCCATTTACTGAAAATAATTGACTTGGGATGTTGGTACCTACACCAATTTTTCCATCTCCTTTAATTACTAGCCTTTCCGCACGATTGTTAAAATTATATCCGGTGACGATTGATATCCGTTGTGGAACTTGTCCAACTCCTTCAGGCCCGGCAATAATAGGACCATCAACATACGCCTCTATAAGTGAAGCACTCTGATAAAACTGTCCATCATAACCTGAAAAACCAAATGTTCCTAATTTATCATTCAGTTGTAATGCTTGTTTAGAATTACTGGTTCCTCTTGCACGTAAAAGATTGAAAATAGGTCTAGCGTTGCCCGCATGCTCTATACCGGCAGAGCTAGATAGCAAATTTTTATTGCTTAAGTAAAATCCATAGGCTGAGTTATATTCACCAAGAGCTAAACTGTTGTTTTTAAAAAAATATTTATCTTTAATTACAATATCGTTATTTGCATTTTGAATAACGGTGGATTTGCCGCTATTAGAGCTAAACGACAATGTTCTTGGCCCCGGAATATAAGTTCTTCCTAGTTCAAGGTCTAATTCAAAGCCTTTTATTTGCACAATAGAATCGGTTAAAGCATATATTAAAAGGGGATTAAAACAGCTTCCTTTTTCTTGAACATATGTGTAACTGATGGCGGGGTTTTCGATATATGTGCCCCATTCAGTTCCATCATATACATCGTAGGTTATTGCTAAATTAAAAAACCCATCTATGTTGTCTATCACAAATAGGCTTTCACTATTTATAAGATCATCGTCAACCGAATAGTTCACATTATCTGGTTTGTTAGCTTCTAAGATATTCACTAGGGTATTATCTACATAAACATAATCACCTTGATAAATCCAAATAGGTGCAGTTATTTTTTCAATTCCATCAATTTTTATTGAAGTTATTTTAGAACTATCACTGGCAACATTTAAATAAACTTGCATAGGATTTATTAAGGTGTCCGATTTAATATGATAATTGAGTAATACACCATTTTTCATAGGTATTTTATTCGAATTAATAAAATTTGAAATTTCATCCTTTGTTGGTTCTTCTACATTTAATGGCATAACATCCTTTTGCGATATACATTTTGATGGAATTTTGCAAGATACACATTTCCATCGTGTGTTGCCTTGTATGATCACATTATAGCCATCATCCATACTATTGTTATCAGAGAAATCCGACGCATAGATGTTTTGATTTTGTATTACATAAACTTTCTCCCCTTTTTTTGGGGGCTTTGTGCTATTTCTCAATTGGTCAACAGTAGTAAAATCCCTTGTTACTGTTTGCCCAAGTGTGCAAATTGAATAGTTTAGAATAATAAATAATAATAAATAAATCCTCATATGTTTGCTTAAAAATTGATTACTTGTAATTTTAAATTAAAAGATGGAGATGTTTCATTTCCTGAACCATCATTAGCTACTTGCAAAAGTAGGTTATCATTTGACGTGATTGTCGCTTTTTTTATATATATACCTTCTGGTAAATTTTGTGTGTCGCCAAAAGTTACTACATGTTGCCTGAGTGGATCTACATCTTGATATAATATATTAATAATATGGTCTGATCCAAATTCTATCTCAGGAACATTTACTGTAACTATTGGCAATTTTTCTATCCTTATGGATCCATTGGTCTCCGCAGATACTTCAATGACTTTTTGCTCAATAACTGTTACTATTTCCATTTTACCTTGTTATATCTTCAATAATTTCAAAGCTCCACATGCCCATTGTCTTAATCTTCTGATTTTCAAATTGCATATCTCCAAAATAAATGCCGCTAGCATTTTGCGGAACCTTAATAAAACACTTCAACACATTTTGATTTCTAATAATGGTGCCATTTGTTAGAGAGATTTCAGTTAAAACTGGCTCGCCTGGATCTGATCTCAATTGCATTTTTATCTCATTATATTGAGATAAATCTATAAAGTTACCATCGCTATCTTTATAAACAAAATCTATTTCGTTGTCATCTCCGGCTATAAGTCTAATTATGTTGCACATTTTTAATAAAGTTTTGTTATAATTAAACACGAATTATTTACATCTATATTCATGGCGACATTACTGTAAACTTTAAGATTAATTTGTTCACCAGCCCCAAAGGATCTAATAAACGAACAAGAAAAATTCTTTTTAACGCCACTTGTAAGCTGTTCAGTAACAATAGTCTCTGTAAAAACTGCGCCTAAAGATGACACAAGAGCTACGGCAAAATTAGAAGCGTTAGCACTCGGAGTTATCGCCAAACGATAATCTATTCTATAATGTCCCGCATCAGTTAAAGTTATAGAAGAATTTGATGTCGATGCTGTAACTCCACTACCTTTTGATAATTGTAGTGTCATTGGGACAGTTGTATATGTGTTAGCGGTCAAATTCATATTGAATCCAGCCCCAGAAATCTGTCCAATACCATATGGAATATTTAACGTATGGGTTTGAGATGAACTAGACCACGATGGGGGAGAATTGCCTGTACTTGTAGGTTGCCCGAAATTTTGACTTGTTGCAGTAAGACCATTTAAGGTATTTATCCCTGATGTCGAAACATCTCCGGCAGCCCAACCGCTGCCGCTTGTCCATTTTAACACTTGACCTGTTGTTGTCCCTGAAATTAATCCTATCGTAGGGTTTCCACCTACTCCGTTACCATTTGTAATAACTAAACCACCATTGTTTCCGTTTGATACACTTATCGATCTTCCAGCAAAAGATGCTGTGCCGATTTGTGTTAGTAATCCATTACCGGAAAATTGGTGCAACGCTAAGGCCTGTCCAGTTAAACCTATTGTTCCCGAATTGGTAATTGTACCGCCTGTCAACCCATTATTGGTTGATATTGATGTAACGCTACCCCCCACCAAATCACTACTTGGCGACCAATTTGTACCATTAAATTTTAAAACCTGTCCATTTGATGCAGTAGGCATTCTGAATGAATGCGAATTAAAGCCTACGTCCAATCCTACAGTTGATCCTGATATTGTGTAACCGATAGTCTGATCACTGCCAGTTTGCCCATTGATAGATGTAATGCCCGAACTATTGCCTGCTTTCCAATCAACACCGTCATGTTTTAAAACCTGACCAATCGTTCCTGTTGGCAAGGCGAAAAAATGAGTTGTCTGGCCATTAACAGGATATGGTGCTATCGTCGTCCATTTTGGGATAGACGATGATGGAATATTTGCTACTAAACCGTTGGGTGATGTATATGATACTCCAGATAGACCGTAAGAAAAATGCTGTGTTGCTGAATTTGAAACTACAGAAGAAGATCCTAAAGGATTTATTGTACCTAAAGTAGTTATGCCGCCTGCCGGCCCTTGTGGCCCTTGTGGTCCCTGCGGCCCTTGTGGCAATGTAAGATTTAAAGTTTGATTAGGGGCAGATCCGGTTATTGATGCGCCGGCAGCACCTCCATTAGTTACTGTGCCTATAGTCAAAGTATTGGCAGGCCCGGTAGCTCCCTGCGGCCCGGTAGCTCCCTGCGGCCCGGTAGCTCCCTGCGGCCCTTGTGGCAATGTAAGATTTAAAGTTTGATTAGGGGCAGATCCGGTTATTGATGCGCCGGCAGCACCTCCATTAGTTACTGTGCCTATAGTCAAAGTATTGGCAGGCCCGGTAGCT